CGAATCGCCTCGAACGTAGTCCGCGCTCGGTTACTACACCGGCCGAACCGCGCAAAAGGCCCTGGCTCCTTGTCGACCAGAACATCAATATCGCGATCGGCGTCGTTATCGCCTTGCGCCACAGAGCCGGACACCCGCACGATTCTTCGCCCCGCGCTTGCAGTCAACTCAATATCTACGCGCGCCGGGTTGTCCTGAGTTCTTCGAGCGTTTTGAGGAATATGTGGACCTCAGATGCTTGACGTTCTTGGAACTTCGTCGCCGATATGGAGATAAGGTCCGCGTGCCTGCTTCCCCTTTTGGAATCAGGGAGCCCTTAAAGGTAAGGGTGATCACACGTGGGGAGCCGTACCTCTATTATCGGTGCCATGGACTCCAGCGGATGATGTGGTCTGTTCTGAAGGACTTTCATCCGTTCCAGTATATCGGAAAGCCTCTCGATCGGGAGGGTTTGGAGGAAACCTTTTCTCCTAACCTTGATCCTAGTGATATCTGGGTTTCTGGTGACTATAAGAATGCCACCAATAACCTAGATCCCGAGCTTTCCGAGTACGCTTGGCATGAGATCGCCAGGAGCACGCGTCTTCGCGAAGGGACCTACCGATTCTTGAGGAGTACCCCTTATGCAGAGATAGGAAGACTCTGCTTGACGGGCCACTCCTTCCATGTAGGAGGTCTCGATTCGGTCGACCAACAATGGGGACAGCTCATGGGTTCTCCGATGAGTTTCCCGATTCTTTGTCTGGTCAACTACGCCGCCACTTGCGTCGCCATGGACTGGGATCCTAGAACTGAGCACCCTGTGCTCATCAATGGTGACGACATCGTCTTCGTTTGTCCACGTGACCGGTATAATTTGTGGTCAGAGGTCGTTTCTCGTTGTGGTCTGGAGAAGTCGGTAGGGAAGAACTATACCAGTAACCAGTTCTTGATCATGAACTCGGAACTCTGGTTCCCTAATCGTTCTCCTCAGGGCTACGATGGGATTTCCGATGACGTGGATCCAGAAGAGGACTGGACTTGGGTTGATGAACCAAATTGGCGTAGGTATCATCACCTCAACACCAGTCTACTTCTCGGGACCTGTCGGAAGGGGTTGACGGCCGGCCAGTATCAAAATCTGATCTGGCCTGAGCTGCACACCTCTTGGCAGTGGCTGACAC